CCATTGTACTCATCAAGATCACCATCATTCGTGAATTCCCAGTCGTTTGTAAAGAAACCAGCTGGGTATATTTCAGTTGGAGGTCTATTTGACTTAGACTGTAAGGTATAACCAGGTATCAGTCTACGGACGATACCACCAGTTTGTGATGCATATCCATATGGTCCATAGATAGGACTTCCATCATAGGCCCATCCAACAATGGGTGAGTGGGATACTGATGATTTTTCTGCAAAGTTACTTTCAATATTATCATTAAGTATCAATCTCAACTTACTTGAGAGATATGCATTTACAAATCTATTTCCATAGTCACTGTTCTGACTTGGGAGAATAACACCATCATCATTTTCACTGATTGTTCTCTTATATCTTTGAACAAAATCAACATCCCACTTATAAACATTTGCTTTTAACTGGGCTCCACTTCCAACTGGAACTACTGTGATAGTGGTATTTCTCTGCAAATATCCCTTTCCACTATCAACAATGGTCACGTCAGTGATTACACCGTCTGTGAGAGTTGCGACAAGTTTCGCATACTTACCATCACCATTTACTCTTAATGTTGGTGGAGTTACATATCCTTCACCACCATCCTTGATCTTGGTCTGTACAATTTCACCTTCTTCAGAGACAATTACATCAATTAATGCGTTACCACCATTGGAGACAGTTACATTTGGTCTTCTATGTACATTGAACGTGTCAGTTACACCGTATCCAGAGCCAACATTTGTAAGTTGAACGTCAGATATGGATCCACTGCAGATAGCTCTAAGTGTTGGAGTAGATTGAGCCGTATTTGCAATACCAGAAATTACGTCAATACTTACATGGATATCTGGATACTTAAAGGTGTGAGTTCCAGATCCAACAGATTGAAGATTTACAAATTGATTTTTCAGATAGTTCAGTTGTGTTGCTGTTGTTCCAACACCAGCATTTGCAACTCTAAACGTGTCCTTATCAACACCAATCACATAGTATGTAAGAGTTGTTGAAAGGCCACTGATTGCAGTTCCTGTTGTTGAATACTCAATCAGGTCACCTGAGTTAAATCCATGATTTCTAAAGAAGATATAATCATCAGATGTATTGATACCACTTCTAATTTCTTCACCAAACGCATCTGGTGGGTATACAACGGAATCGATCAGTACCTTTCTATTTGAATATCCAGATCCAGCATTATCAATTACAATGCTGTCAAGAACGTTTCTTTCATTTACTGATACAAGACTGCTAGATCCAGCAGATCTCTGAGTTAAATCTACAGGATTAATGCCCGCGACAGCATCATCATATGTGTTCATCAATTGAACAACAGTATCACTTACTTTGTGCAGATAGTATACAGATCCATCTACAAGACCACCGATAGATGCATAGTTATTGGCCTTATTATAGACAACCGTTTCTCCATTAAAGAAGAGATGGGGTGAAGTGAATACAATCTGGTCGTCTGTAAGATTAACGTCAATATCAGAATTAAACAATCTTGTATTGTTAATTCTTCTCAGTCTGGCTTGTGCAGTTGCACCAGTTCCGTTACCACCAGTAATTTTAATAGAAGGAACTTGTTTGATATCATATCCAGCATAAGTGATATCAATTCTTTCAAATGATCCATCTTCAACGACAGCATAAGCAGTTGCACCAGATCCAACAGTGTCATAGATGTTGATGTTTGGCGGTGTTGTTACACTATACCCAGAACCACCGTTTTCAACTTCAATGTCGGTGATAGTACCATAGAAAATGGTATCTCCAGATTTATTGGAATAAATCTCTACGCCATTTCTAAACAATCCAATATTTTCATTCTTAAATTCTGGTTCATATTCTTTTACTTCTGGAGTTACTGGGAACTCTCTCAAATAGTTCTGATATTGAATATTTCTACCAGCCAAACTTGCGGGTACAATCTCATGAGTTGTGCCGGCTCCAACTAACGAAATAAATCTCTTTTGAGAAGCATCAAAACTACTCAGAGAAAGAGAAATGACGTTTGTGTTGATCTTGGTTACTGTATAAGTTGTGCCAGTTGTGAGACCTACAATTGCACTAGTTCCAATACTTACAGGAGAGTACTTAATCAAATCTCCACTTTGGAAACCGTGGTTATTGATTGCAATCGTAGTTCCAGTTACGTTATCACCAGTAAATGTCTTTCTTCTGTTTGTTGCGTATAAAGGATAACTTGGCAGAGATCCAGTCGTTACATAAAACTTGTCTTCGTCTGTATTGATATAACTATTTTGTACGTTGGCTACAAAATTTCCAACATTTTCAAAACTGGGGAAATTACTAGACGCAAACGTTAGATTTTTTCTAACGCTGTAGGTTTTGGAAGTATCTACAGTTCCAGATGTAATATTAATCTTGAACTGCGTTCCATTGATAACCTGACTTACGGTTCCTTCAACATTAGATGGAATTGCAGAACTCTCATCAACCAAAGTTACAGAATCTTCAATAAACAGCAAGTGTGGACTAGCTGTGGTCACATTATTACTTGGGTCAATCAAAGATTGATCATTATCAATCTGTTTTGCAACTTTTGTTTTTGTTTTGAGGTTGTGGATCCAACTATTCAGTCTATGGTTTGATGCCTCAGCTACATTACCAAGTTGTTTGACACCAATTCTATCACCAGGACGCAAGAAACCAACTTCAGAGAGATCTGCACCAGAAATTACTGATGTGAGACGGAAATATACTGGTTTTGTTGCATCTCCATTTTCATACGCAAATACGGTTCTATTTCCTCTTACAAACTCACCGTTTGTGTATGCAGAAGTAATTCCAGTTAAACCAAAGAATTGTGTGGAGCTCTTACTTGCGTAAGTTGCAATTCCAACAGTCTGGCCGGCACCAACATAGATTGAACCACTGTTAGCAAATCCAACGGTGGAATCTACAGTGACTACAGTTGCACCAATCGCAACATTTTCAATAAGGGACGATGATCCAGTTATACTGAAACTTCCAGTCTCAGACCCCTTACTTAAACTAATCGTATAATACTCTCTATTGTTTCTTTCGGTTCTCTGAACATTGAAAATTGACGCAGATACTCCACCATTGTCAGTCTGGTACAGAGTTTGTCCAATTACATTAGATGGATTACCACTGATCAGTTCTGCAACCAGATCTTCTGTTACAATATAGTCACCATCTGAAGGAGCTAACAAAAATTCAATTGGTTTGATAACTTCTGATCTCTTGTTAAAGAGAACGTTAAAAAGAATTTTTACAGCTTCATCCGTTCCCTTCGAAGCGTAGAAATCTTTAGCTTGACGCAAGAAGTTAGCTTTATCTACCGCATTATCGAGAGTGCGATCCTCAAAACCAGGTAGAAACTGATTTTTTGTCTTTCTCCAGAATTCTTGAAGAAAAAGATTACTTAAATTATCAACTCTAGAAGAAGTAATGTGATTTGATGCATCAGATTCAGAAAATACCAGAGTTTCTGGGGTGGTTACCTGATGAATTCTCTCAACACCACTAAATCCACGAATACAACCAGTAAATGAATTTGTAGTAATACCAGTGTAGGTAATGATCTCATCACCAATCTTCAAAAGACCATACTTGTCTGGCCAACCAGATGTGGACGTTACATTAATTGTGGTGTCGAAAGATGTAACCGCAGAAGTACAAGTAGTAAATCCAATTAAATTATCATTTCCACTAAAAGTCTCAACTTTTTGATATTCATTCAAATTTGTAATGATATCAATAGGACCACCTTGGAATTCTTGCGAAAGGTAGTATTGTTTTAGAAAATCAATGAAAAGTGGGCTTTCTTCTTGAACAAAAGAAGGTAATTGACTTCTAACGATCTGATTGATCTGGACTTTCTTGGAAGCGGTGTCGATCATTACTGTCTGATATAATTTCCGTTGGAGAAGCTAGAAGTGGAAATAAACCTAGTACCTGCAGTGTCTGCACCAGTAGAAATAATGTCTTCGACTGTTGTAATGGTACTATTAGCAACAGAAAGTTGAACGTAAAGGTCTTTCAAACCAATAACATCGTTGGATTCAGGGATTGCCTGAATTTCAATCACATTGTTCGCCTTAACTGTTGACAAAATCCTTATTGTATCTATAAGGATTTCACCAACGTCATATTTTACAGTTCCAGCGTTTCTAACAACGACTTCTGGCTCACCAACACTAGACAAACGGAAGATAAAGAGACGACCTCTTGTAGCACTTTCCCATGCATCACCAAAATAGAGAGTTCCTCTAATACCGTCTACTGTAAATCCAGTTGACTTGATTGTGAAACCTTGTCTACGAGCATGGAACTTGTTTCCATAACACAATTCATATTGTGCAAAGTTTGCGGTATCAGCTATGAGGTCTCTACGCATCAAAACCTTTGTAATATTGGATGTAACTGCACTATCAGTTTCATCAATAATCCTTTGTGCCTTACTGTACTTAAATCTACCACCAAACTTGTTGAAATCAACAGAATTTGAATATGTGGTAAGAGAATTGACTACTTTTGTTCTTAAATCAGAAACGCTGGTGGTTGCGTTTGAGTTATAGTAGACAGAAGTGTTCAATTCAACGAACAGATACTTCAGATCAATCAATTCTGGTCTAATTCCAGCTACAGAATATGATTTTAGGTTTTGTAAAATCTGTCTCTTGTCAAAATCAGAGATAAATTGACCTGTTTTTGGTTTAATTGAGATGAATACTTTTCCAAACTGTGGTGGAGATGCATCTTCACCGCCATATGCAGTCACACTAGCTGCATTTGAGTAAATTGTTGGAATAATCGCTTCATAATCACTTGCAGTCACAGCTCTATACTGCGATGCATAAACTCTAGGGGCTAAATTCTTGACTGTACTGATACTTTCAATCTCTGCACCATTTCTTGATGGTTGATTTGTCGAAAGTTCCGAAATTCCAGTAACAATCAGTCCACCATCGTTATCAACTAACTTTCCAGAGAATGCAAAGTTAGCAACACCGTTGCCATTAGGACCATCACAGACGATGTAGGATGCGGTTACAACGTTACCATTTGACAGTTTCTTACCAAACACCCCATCACCAAAGATTAACTCATATTTCTCATCTTGGATCTCTTGGATCAGATAAGTTTCGGATGTGGTTGTAATTCCAACAATATTACTAATGATATTGTAAGGTTTTGTAGTGGTAGAACTTACAGTATCTTTAATTTTTACTCTGATTGTTGAAGTATCAACAAATGGGTTTGGAAGAATAAATCTTTGATTGGATTGTGCAGCATCAACGACGTATTCTTTAGTCAAATACGTTCCTTGTTTGATATCAACGGTAAAACTTGCAATTCCATCAACAACAGGAACCGTTGCGTCTTCTGGAATTGAGAACGTATAGTTGGTATTTGCAAAATCTCCGATGGCCACAAGACCCGCCTTGAGGGTTACACTAGACTTAGTGGTGCCACTGCCCAAATTAACAATAAATGAAATATTTGCAGTTGCAGAACGTCTTGATGCAGGTACATAACCAATGTTTCTAGCTAACGCAACAACATTTTCGCGTAACGTAGCACTATCAATAAACGCTTCATTCGCAACCATGTTAGCGTTGTAGTTCGTGATGTACGAATTATACGCTAAAGTGTCAATCAGGATCGACATATTCGATCCTTCAAAGTCAAAATCGGTGAAATTTGAATTTGACCTCAAATAATCACGCAGAGAGGCTTTAATCTGCTCAAAATCTAGGTTGGTATATTGAGTAAAAGCCATTATTCTCTAGTAGGTTGAAGAATAAACGTGAGTTCTTGTGTTTCTAGTGCTAAACCGACAATATCATACTTGATATCAACGGTTATTTCATTGGTATCTGGAGGATGAGAGGCGATAACTTCTGTCAGAGTTACTCTTGGCTCAAAATTTCTGATGGAAGTCTCAATTTCAACCTCTAATCTGGTCAAAAGACCACTATCGGCAGGTTCAAATAGACTACTTCTGACTTCAGAACCAATTAAGGAGTTAAAAGGTCGTTCGTTATTGATCGTTTCAACAAGATTTCTTACAGATCTCTTGATTGCATCCTCGTTTGTGATCGCAACAACATCATTAGTTACAGGATGCCTTCTAAAGGACAGTGAAATGTCCTTAAATCGACGTGATTGACGAATGACAGGCATCTAACGATACAATTTTTCTGCTATATTTATACTACTCATGCCAACGCTCAACGAAATCATCAAAACCACCAGCTCCTCCACATGGTCTTGACATTCTATCTTCGGGAACTCCGTACTTTTTCTTCTTAGCTTTGTCTAAAAGTGCATCAGAAGAGGGATGAGTAATCAATCTCATACCACTTTTGATAAAATCTTGACTTAAGTCTACTGGATTTTGAGCCATTTTTCTGTCTTTGTAGGAAAAACAGAACTTTTTAAGGGGTTCCTATCCCTAGTCAGCGTTTATACAACGTGGATCACAAGGATTTTGTCCGCAATTTGGACAAATTTCACTTTCCTCGGGTGTTTTCCAGAAATATTCATCAGTGTCACCCAATCTGCCCCATCTTACACCGTTCTCAACCTGGTAGTATTTGGTAGAAACCTTAAAATCGGGGATTTTTGGTTCCTCTGGAGTGATCGAGAGGTCAAAAATACGCATCCTGTTGTTTGGATAGAGTGCAAATTGACCATTTTCAAG